GAAAAACTAGAAACGGAAATTAGAAGCACATTCGAATTAAATCCAGCAATGATGATAGGATAATGCCATGGCCGTTAATCACTTTTTTCAAAACGGAAACGGCATTGGCAATACCAATGAACAAAGACTACATGAAGATTTAATCATTGAAGGATTAAAAATATATGGACATGATGTCTATTATTTACCTCGTACTTTAGTCAACCAAGATTTAATATTAGGCGAAGACACACTTTCTAAATTTGATGATTCATATTTAATTGAAATGTATGTTGAAACAAGTGAAGGCTTTAGTGGCGAAAGAGAATTAATTAACAAATTTGGTTTAGAAATTAGAGAAGACACAACATTTGTTTTATCTAAGAGAAGATGGAATAATGCCGTTGATTCGAATCATACAATGATTAAAGAGGGTAGACCTAACGAAGGCGATATTATTTACTACCCATTAATGAATTCATTTTTTGAAATTAGTTTTGTAGAAGACCAAGAGCCGTTCTTTCAATTAGGCAATTTACCTGTTTATAAATTAAAAGCGAGAAGGTGGGAATACAGTTCAGAAAGATTAAATACAGGTGTTACAGATATTGATAGTGCTGAAGACCAATATACATTAGACCAATTAGCACATCAAGTATCATTAGAAGATGGCACAGGTGCATTACAACTAGAAAATGATAGTGCAAGTGGTGATAGTAATTACTTCTTATTAGAAACTTACAATATACAAACACAATCACCATATGCAGATAATTTAGATTTAGATAGTGAGGCTGGTTTTAATACAGCCGACACTTCAGACGATATATTGGATTTCACAGAAAGAAATCCTTTTGGAGAGGTTGATTTCGGATAATGTTTGGATATTTTTACAACGAAAGTATGAGAAAAATGACCGTGGCTTTCGGTCAACTTTTCAATAACATACAAGTTAAAAGAACAGATAGTTCAGGTAATGTTGTTCAATCTATTCGTGTACCTCTTGCTTATGCACCCAAAGAAAAGTTTTTAGTTAGATTAGACCAAAAACCTAATTTAGATGAAAGAGAATTTGCAATTACTTTACCTAGAATGGGTTTTGAAATTACAGGTATTTCATATGACTCTGGCCGTAAATTAAATAAAATACAAAAGTATAAAACCGTACAAACAGGTGATGACGGCAAAGTAATGAATTATAATTATACACCTGTACCTTACAATATAGATTATAGTCTATATATTTTCACAGCTACGGCTGAAGGTGGCCTACAAATTGTAGAACAAATCTTACCATATTTTCAACCTGATTATACAGTTTCAATTAAACAAATACCAGAGTTAGAGATTGTGAGAGATGTTCCGATTGTACTAAATAGTGTTAACTATGAAGATAGTTATTCAGGTGACTTTACAACTAGACGAGCTGTGGTATATACATTGAATTTTACAGCAAAAACTTATTTGTATGGACCGGCACAGACACAGAAAGTTATTAAAGAAACACAGGCTGACTTATACACAGATACAGATACAACTAGCAAAAGAGAAGAAAGAATTACTGTGGTACCTAATCCCACAAGTGCAGATGCAGATGATGATTTTGGATTTACAACAACAATAACATTTTTTGAAGACGGAAAAAGTTATAATGTAACGACTGATGAAGATGTTTGATAATTGAACGGAGTTTTAAATGATTAAAGTATTAGATAATGTTTTTGATGAAAAATATTTTTGTTCGACACTAGAAGAATGTAATTTGATAAATTTTAGAACAGGAAATTTATTTGATTTTAACCATGTTAATTTTCCTTTTTATATGTCTAAAGATATTGCTAAAGATGATGTAGAAGCAATTTCAAAAAGAGATAAAGCTTTTGGTACCTTAAAAACTGAATATTCAGTTAACACACTTCAATGGGTACACGCTATAGTAGTTCAACATAGAGAAAGAATACAAGGCAAATATGTTAATTCAGAAGCATATCCTCATTTAGTGCCTATGATTACAACAGCCTTTCATAAACATTTTCCTGATTATAAAAATTATGTTTTAGATAGAATGAAACTAAATTTGTTAATGAAATCTACATATATAAAAGAAAAAAATAAATTTTATAATATACCTCACATAGATGAACCTAAAAGACATATATCAATTATACTTTATCTAAGTGATAGTGATGGCGATACTGTATTCTTTAAAGAAAGAGATTTTAATATCAATACTGATGTTAAGTTAACAGAAATAGCCAGAGTAAAACCTAAGTTTGGAAGAATGGTAGTTTCTGATGGACATTATCACACAAGTTCGAATCCTTTTGATAAAGATTTTAGATTAATTTTAAATAGTGTGTTTATTCATCCAGATGAAGACTTAACCAAAGCTTAAATTAAATTAATAAATAGTATTATGAGTTTAGAAAATAAAGTAAATGAAATTTTAGGTTTAGAACCAGCCAAAACTCCAGAAGAAAAGAAAGAGTTTAAGGCGCCGGTACCTCGTAAAGAAGATGAAAAATCTCCTGATGTTGATAATGATTACAAGTATAGTAGAGAAAACTATTACAATCTTATTGAAAGAGGACAAGAAGCTATTGATGGTATCTTAGAAGTGGCAAGAGAAGGCCAACATCCAAGAGCTTATGAAGTTGCAGGTGCATTAATTAAGAATGTGGCTGATACAGTAGATAAACTACAAGATTTACAAAAGAAATTAAAAGATTTAAAAGAAGTACCTAAGACAGCAAATAATAATATTAAAAATGCTTTGTTTGTAGGTTCGACTGCCGAATTACAAAAAATGTTAAAGTCAAAAGATGAAGTTATTGAAGGCAAAGTTACAGAACCAGAAGAAAAAGATATTTCAGATAAGTGATTTAAACTATGTTAAAAATGGACTTGCATTGCAGGCCATTTTAGACGGCGAAGAAATGATAAATCCTATAGAGATACTACAAAAAGAAATATCAGAAACTCCTCGTATGGGAGCTGCAAATCAACCTTACAATGAACACAGATATGCAGTACATAAAGGCAGTAGTCGAACACAGGCTGCCGTTAAATTAGGGTACACGCATATAGAAGGTATAATAATCAATGAGTGACGCATACTTAGGTAATCCAAATTTAAAAAAGGTCAACACACCACAAGAATTTACTAAGGAACAAATCTTAGAATATAAGAAGTGTGAAAAAGACCCTCTTTATTTTATGGAAAAATACATACAGATTGTATCACTTGATGAAGGTCTTGTACCTTTTAAGATGTATGAATTTCAAAAACATATTGTAAGAACTATACACGATAACAGATTCACTATTTGTAAACTACCGAGGCAGTCAGGAAAGTCAACAACGACTATTTCTTACTTATTACATTTTGCGCTTTTTAATCCTAATTCTAATATTGCTATACTTGCAAATAAATCATCTACGGCTCGTGACATCCTCGGAAGATTGCAACTCGCATACGAAAATCTTCCTAAGTGGTTGCAACAAGGAGTAATTAACTGGAACAAAGGTAACATTGAATTAGAAAACAAATCAACCATTGTTGCGGCTGCTACTTCTTCAAGTGCAATTCGAGGTGGTTCATTTAATATTATTTTCTTAGACGAGTTTGCTTTCGTACCGGCTAATATTGCCGAAATGTTTTTTAGTTCAGTTTATCCTACTATATCATCTGGTAAAAGTACAAAGATGATTATTGTATCAACACCACACGGTATGAATATGTACTATAAGTTATGGGTTGATGCAATTAATAAACAAAATGATTATGTGCCAATCGAAGTACATTGGTCAGAAGTTCCAGGTAGAGATGAAAAGTGGAAAGAAACCACGATACGAAACACCTCACCTGAGCAGTTTCAACAAGAATTCGAATGTGAGTTTTTAGGTTCGGTTGACACTCTTATATCGCCGGCAAAAATTAAAGCGACCCCTTATATACCGGCGATAGAGAGTAAAAACGGACTACAGATGTTCAAACGGCCAGAAAAAGACAGACTATATGCTTGTACAGTTGATGTGGCTCGTGGAA